GGGCGGGGCTCGCACATCTCCCAGGAAGGAGATGCAGCAACAATAAGAGAGAATCTCTGGTTGAGTATTTGGCGTGGCGTCATTTGGGGTCTCATTTACGGAGGGATCTATGCAGTATCGCTGGTCAAGTCCGCAGGAGTGGTTTTTGGCAAAAATAGAATTTTTTGCAGATATCGGAGACAGCAAAAGTCTCGTGGGAATGGTTAGGCGTTCGCTTTCAGCCATCGACGGAGATTTACTCTTGAACATTTTCCAGGACGAAGCCGAGGCTGACGGATACTTTATTCGAGTTGATCTGAAAACTTGCGATGATTGTGGCGAGGAAAAGCCACCTGAGCAGTTGGCAGATCCCAATAAGCATCGGCTGCTTTATCGTGAGCAAACGATTTGTTTGGCCTGCCACCATGACTGGCTGCATTGGAGTGGCGAGACGTGCAACGCTTGCCACGAAGAGGAAAGCGACCATGGACGAAATTCGCCCACGACCAACCATTTATGAAGTAGCCCGTCGCTACGCCGCTTGTCTGTATGCGTTATCAGACGTTTTGGGCATTACACCTCTTGACATGTTAACCAGGCATCGAGAGGTCGTCACGGCAACCTTTATGCAGGCTTCACGGGAAGGTATCAGAATTGCCAGTACCGTCAATTTGCCGAAACTCACAAAGCTTTACGTGCCCGCAGACTTTAAACAGAAAGAGGAGGATTAGCTGTGGTTGAATGCATCATGTTAAGCCAAGGGAAGGTTGAAGTTAGGGTTCGTCAGTCCGAATACCTTGAAGGGTATGCGATCATTGAATTCCGTCAGTTACCACTGACGAATCCTCTGCATATCTTTCTCACACATGAACAACTCAAATTGCTTGCTGAAGCGCTAAAGGGGGTGGGCCATGAAGCATTTGCCATTAGCTAGGCTTTGGAAGCCCCAGAAGGATTTGCTGCTGGCTCAAAAAGAAGCCAGCGAAATGGAAGAGCAATATCGGCTGTTCCTCCACCTGGCTCAGACAGCCAGCCCAAACCATGCTAGGCATTTTCAGCGTGAATTAGCCATAGCTCGGCGTCAGAATATGGATAGCCACTCTTTTGTCGTCTCCTTGCGGCGTCGTGGCTATGAGTGGGCGCTACAGGAGTCGAGGGTCAAACGGGAGATCATTGACGAAGACAAAGTTGCAGCAAAAGAGGAAGAGCTGCGCGTGCCGCTAGAATCTCTAACGAAAGGATACCATTCGTGGAACCGCTAGACGATATTTTCGACGAAGGTGAGAGCGAAATCCGTCGCTGCCCTTTTGTGAATCAAACGGCCTGTTACTGGCGCGGTGACTCATTTAAAGAAGTGCTAAAGCATTGCCGAGAATGTCATCCTGATGTCACATCTCCGCATCAACCTATAAGTGCTGATCCTGCTTTAGACTGATCGAGGAAAGCCACTATGTTTTGGTTTGGTCCATTCGATTTCTATGTTCCTCACCGCCACTACTGCATCGAACATGCTCATATTTGGTGGTGCACTCGCAATAATTGCAGGGAGTGGCTCTTCGTTTGCACCTCATCCCTCTGATCATGCAATAATCCAAGTTGGGGGTACTCAGATGGATATCCGTCAGCAATTCAAGGCCGCGAGAAATCGTAGTGTGCCGCTGATCGGGATTGTCAGCCCCGATGCTGCAGCAACAATTGCTTGGATTCAAAAATCTGTACCATATGAGACACCCATAACGTTGTGGGATTCAGCGAGAGGTCTCCTGGGCGTGAATACGCAAGGTGCCGAGAAAATCCTTACCGTGACTGGCATCGACAATGCCCCTGAATTGCGAAATATGACGGGTGATCCCGTCAATGCATTGGATATCGTCTCAAAACTTCCAGAGCAATCTATTGCTATCTTCTTAAATTTACAAGCTCATTGGCATGCTCCAGAAGTCGCGCAGGCTGTGTGGAATCTGCGAGATCTCTTTAAATCAGATTTTCGAACTTGTGTCATGATCGGTCCTGAGTTAAAATCACCCCTGATGCTCCACCATGATCTTGTCATTCTTGATGAACCATTACCTTCCGACGACGAGATTGTTCACATTGCACTTTCGATGTATGAAGCTGGTGGTCTTCCTACTCCCGATGAAACTGTCTTGCGGCGCATCTGCGAGACCGTACGAGGACTCTCCGCGTTTGCTGCAGAGCAAGCCATTGCCCTCAGCATGAATGGCAAGGGCATGAATTTTCGTTTGTTGTGGCACCATAAGCGCAAGCAGATTGAAAATACGCCCGGTTTAAAAGTGTATCTGGGTGGTGAGACCTTTCAGGATTTAGCCGGTCTAGATAGTGCCAAACACTTTATCAGCGGCCTCTTTCGCGGACCCAATCCTCCGCGAGCTATTGTGTACGTCGAAGAAATCGAGAAAATGTTTGCAGGCTCTGCCAGCGATTTCGCTGGCGATGGTGGAGTAGCGAAAGATGCCCTCCAGACGATTCTCACCGAAATGGAGGAGAACGATTGGTCTGGTATGATTCTTGTAGGTCCACCAGGATCAGGAAAGAGCCTCATCTCAAGAGCGGTTGGAGCGACATTTGATGTGCCAACCATTGCGTTTGATTTGGGGGCGACTCGCCAATCATTGGTCGGTGCCTCGGAGCAAAACATTCGGGCCTGTTTCCGAGTGATTCAAGCGGTGGCGCAAAAAGGAGGAGCGTTCTGGATTGCCACGTGCAACAAGCATGAAGTCCTCCCTCCAGAACTGCGGCGTCGGTTTCGCTATGGTATTTGGTATACTGGCATGCCTGATGAGCAGGAATTACAGGCCATCTGGAAGTTGCAACGCGCAAAGTATCAGATTTCCGAAGATGATCCTATTTCCACGGGCATCCGCTATACAGGAGCTGATGTGCGCAATATCTGTGAGATTGCTTGGCGATTGCAGATTCCGCTCAAGCAGGCTGCCCAGTATATTGTGCCGATTGCCATTTCCGATCCGCAGTCGATTGTGCGGCTTGAGGAAAGCGCTGATGGGCGATTCCTCAATGCCAGTCATCCCGGTATATATCGGCGTTCAAAGGTTGAGAATGTGGAGCGACCACGAAGATTGGCCATGGAGGGATAATAATGCGGAAAAAATTGCCTACCCAGCAGGAAATTCTTGCCGACCTCTGTCGCGTGATGGAGGCAACCAAGTCACCACAATGGCCAAACGGCGATACACGGTCGTCTGTGTATTTTGCAAAAGGTTCTTACAGTCGCCATGCCGTCTATCATGTCTTTACGCGGGGCTGGGAACAAGTGCTCAAAGCCCTCAATAAGAAGTTAGAGACGGTGGGCAAAGCAACCGTGAGAAACAAACGAGAGCGTCAGGCTATTGAAATGGTTCCAAAGCGGCAGTACGAGTATAAGCCTCGGACTTGCTTAGCATGCGGAAAAGTGTTTCAGTCATTTGGCCCCGAAAACCGCAAATGTCCGCGCTGCAAGACCTTACGACCCCACTTGGAATCGGCTGGTGAAGAAGAGTATCATTTATCCTTACCATTTCTTGGCCACGATAGTATGGAGATTTAGAGCGTGGACAGACTTAGCACTGCTAAAAGCCATTAAATCCAAGGCCCTGATGATCAATCGTACCATCCCTCGTGCTGCTATAGCGTATTTCATATGGCTCCCAAAACTCGGTAGGTAGCATTGAATTGATATCTGAAAATTCCATGCTCAATTCAAATTGGATCATACCATTATAAAACATGAATTTTGGTGGTGTTCCATCGCTAGCAATTTCACGCTGTAACGTCCATTCATTCCACCCGGGACCAGGGTGACCCAGCGACCAATTTCGTAATTTCTGGGCTGGTGCAACATGCGCCCTACTACCAATCTCGACTGGCTTTCCATATGGTACATTCTTTGTATAAATGACATTCGTGATATATTCATAATCAGGCATTTCGAAATAGCGCGTGTAACGCTCCGTGATCATTGCATCGCCATCCCAATAAACAATTCTTTCCACTTGCCATGTTCGTTCAGTCATTCCTTCAAATCTTCTAAGCGGATAAGGAGATAATTCTTTTATTCCTGCACTAAGCCTACCAGTAAAGAAGGGTGTTTTTGACTTAATTTTTTGCATCAGAAGTTGTGTCATATTCCAAAAGTGAACCTCGGACATAGTTCTGCTTTGAAATTCCATAGGTGATATGTTATTGCCGAACCCTGATTCACGTTTAATAGAAGTATATTCAAGTAATGGTTCTGGAGCGTATTTCTTAGCAATAGCCCATAAATCATATTTAAAGCAAATCATGACAGCTGGAGCGGTATAGTAATATTCTGTCATAGCTGTATCCTCCCACTCTTTAAAAGATTATTTTTATTCACAGCGTAAATTATACATGATGATGTGTTTTGGGCAAGCGTCGATTTATCGAAATCTAGTAAGGGAGGTTTTTCATGAGCCACATGGCACAGGTTAAGACAAAGATTCGTGATGAGGCAGCTATTTTGGCTGCGGCAAAGGCTTTGGGGATTCCTGTTGAACGAAACAAGGGAGCCCGCTTTTTTATGGGAACTTCTGAGATTTGTGATTTTGTCCTGAAACTCGAAGGTAGGTATGACTTAGGACTAAAACGTCAGCCCGATGGGACCTATAGTCTCATCGCTGATGAAGAGCTGATTAATCCTGAACGTTACTGCAGCCGCAGTGTCGAAGGAACAAACATGATTGGCAAGGGAGCTGGACGATTTAAGCAAGAATACGCATATGCGGTCTTGCAGGCTCAGGCACGTAGAAAAGGTCAACGCCTCGTGCGACAAGATCTTTCTAATGGACGGATTCGGGTTATCATAACAGGTGGACGCTCAACAGTCGCCAGCTAAACCAGTAGCTTGTAGCCAAGATAAGGGGGTAAAATCATGAAATGGATTGAAGTTGAGATAAATGAGCATGGCGAAGTTTCCTTGGAAGTGAACGGTGCGCATGGCCAGGAGTGTGAGGACATGACGGCTGATATCGAGAAAGCCCTAGGCACTGTGTCTAGCCGTAAGCGCAAGAGCGAGTATTATCGAGCCCAGCGTCAACAACGGCAGATTCAACAGTGAGGGGACCATGGAAAATATTCACATTGAGATTACCTCTGACGGTACGTGCATGGCTATTTGGAAAGATCAACATGGCTTCGATGAGCTAGGTGATCTTGAAGTCACTCGTCTATCTGATGTCGAATTTGATAATGAAGTTCAAGGCTGGCGAGTGCATTTTAGAAATGGTGTGACCTTACCGGGTGTCTATAAAGAGCGTATCAGAGCGCTTGCCGCTGAAATGCGGTATGTTGAAGACCATCTCAGTGAATTTGCAGACTGGTTGTTGAATCAATCTGTATCGATGGTGTACGATCCAAGTATGTCCTAAGTGTTATAGCAGAAGGAATATGAACGATGGAAGAGCGCCGTAATCCCTTTGATCAGAGTTTGTGTTTAAGCATCAACATCCATAAATTTGGAACAACGCGCAAAGTGAGACCGGAATTGGTCGAGACTGATGCTGATAAGAAGCTCGTGAAGATTAGCAAGAAGATTTTTGATTCAAACGCCATGCAGCAGATTAATATGATTGATACGCAAATCCGCGATTATCTGAAGCGTTATACCATCGTAAATGCACTGATGAAGCCAGGGATTTATCTGGTGCCACTTGATCATGTCACAGCTGTCGAAGAATTTATTCGGCAGAAACTAGACGATCGGGATTACTGGATTTACCAGTTAGGTGAGGAATATGAGCTGGTGAAGCAGGAATTTCGCCAAAGGCTCGGATCACTGTACAACGAAGCCGATTACCCATCGGCTGATCGAGTCAAGGCCAAATTTACCATTACGTATGAATGGTTGGCCATGGATGCCCCACAGAAGCTTCAGTACATTAATCGCAAAATCTGGCTAAGTGAGCAGGAAAAAGCGCAGCAGAAAATCCAAGTTGTTGCTGAACGCATTGAAGAGATCCTGACCGCCTCCTTACGCGAGTTGATCGATCATTTGATTGATCGACTGACGGATCGAGAAGATGGTAAGCGTAAGAAGTTTGCGAGCACGATGATCGAGCGTGCACGAGAATTCTTTGACACCTTCCAAGCGAAGAATCTTATTGGTTCAGAAACCCTGAATGAACTGGCTGCGCGTGGGAAACTGCTATTGGAGGGTGTTGATGTTGATTCACTTCGCGATCAAGCCCAACTGCGGGAGGATGTCCGTAAAGGATTTGAGCAAATTCGAGAGGCTATGAGTTCAATGGTCGTCACCGCCCCAAGCCGTGTCCTACAATTAGAAGATGACGACTCTAATTCTCTCTTTTAGCCAAAGAAAGCAAGGCTGCAAACTTTCGGTTGCGGCCTTGCTTCTTGTCCTGTTGTCTATAGGAGTCGGCTATGCCTGGAGAAGATCAATGTGAGTTCGACGAAGAGCTTGAAACCATTCAATTAACCTGTCATGAATGTCGTGGTAGTATTACTCCTGATATATTTCCCACACATCGTGAAATGTACGCACATTTTCGCATTCATCATCCCAAGAAAAAATCAATGATAGAAGGTGTGGAGCAGCCGCAGGGTACTATGCAGGTTTCCTACGAACAGCGCGTCGAATCAGAATATGGTGGGTTTTATATCGTTATGCGATATCTAGAGCTTGATGAAAAAGGCATTAATGATTGGGTGGAGTCTGAGGCTATGCCGACTCACACATTCGCAAATTTTCCTGACCGGAAGAGCAGCATGCTGAGGCCGCTGCCATGATCTGGATGGGCATCGATCCAGGACTCAGCGGCGGTATTGCCATTATCCCCCAAGATCTAGACGCATTGGCCTGGAAAATGCCGTCTACTGAGCGTGATACTGCTGATCTCTTGCTATCAATTTCCAAAATGGGTGTGCATCTGTGCTTCATTGAGAGCGTGCACAGTTTACCACGGCAGGGAGTGGCATCAACCTTCAAATTCGGCCGCAGTTATGGATTCCTGCGTGGCTTACTCACAGCTTTTCACATCCCTTTTGATGAAGTCTCACCTCTTAAATGGCAGCGAGCTTTGGGCTGCTTAAGCCAGGGCAATAAAAATGTGACGAAGGCAAAAGCCCAACAACTCTTTCCACAACTTGCTATCACTCATGCAATAGCTGATGCGTTACTCATCGCCGAATACTGTCGCCGTTCTTATCGAGGTGACTAAATGCATTTAAATCCCACACCTTGTCCATGGTGCTATCGAGTCTTTAGTTGTGAGTGTCCAACACTGAAGGAGTCCAAATGCTCAGTCAAGAACAACGTGATCGAAGAAGACAATCCATTGGTGGATCAGACATTGGAGTTATTGCAGGAACCAATCCATACAAGTCAGCATACGACTTGTACTTAGAGAAGATCGGAGAGAAAACAGATGATGTCACAAATGACGCACAGTATTGGGGACTTCTGCTAGAAGAGCCTATTGCGAAATTTTATGCCATGCAGCATCAAGTCACCTTGCACGCGTTCACGGACACCCTCGTCCATCCAGATTTTTCATTTCTGATTGCCAACCCTGATCGCATTATCCTTGACGATAACGGTCAGCCGCAACGTCTTATCGAGATTAAAACTGCTGGCATTGGTGGTATCAAGCACTGGCATGATCCCGATGCCCCTGCTAAACTGAGACCACCTGACTATGTGACACTCCAAGCCAATTGGTATGCTGGATTTCTTGGGTGTCAAGATATCGATATTGTTCTCTTGCACTTCTGCGAGTCTTTTGACACGAATCGCTATGTTGAGTTTCGGTTGGACTTCGATCCTGAACTCTTCAAGCTCAGTGTCGAGATGGCTGTAAATTTTTGGCAGAAACATGTCATACCACGGAAGCCCCCACTTCATACATCTACCCCAAAGGAATTCGATCATTATTTGCAGCGCACCTTCCAGGAAAGTACGGAGGAACTCATCGAGTCAACGGAAGAACTCGATCAGTTAGCTAACAAATATGCGCATGCTAGTCAACAAGAGGAATTCTGGCATCGTGAAAAAACGATGCTCGCGAATCTCTTCAAGCTTGCTATTGGAGAAAAAGCTGGCATCCTAGGAAAACACTGGGTTTGCCGTTGGGTTCCCGTCAAGAGTGGTGGCGTGGATTGGCGAGCCCTTGCTATGAGTAAAGATCCAAAATATGAAGAATTGAAACAGTTTGAGCGTCCGGGTTACCGGCGCTTATATTTTCGCAAGAAAGAGCAGGTTGATGACATTCGGTCCGATGTGTTATAGGAGAAAGGTGGAGGTGGCCGATGTACCGTGTGTACAACATAGCTGGTGGTCTCATCTATAAGGGTAAATCGCTACAGAAAGCTATGGATCTTGCCGCAGTTTTCGGGGCCGAACACTATATCTTCTCAGCCCGTGGAAAACGGCCCGTGATCATATATCATGGCGAACCGCGTCTAGGGGAATTTGGAGAAGATCATAGTAGCTTCTTAGATCGATTGGAGAAGGGGGAACCTAAAGACCTAAGGGGGGGCGCGTGACCAGAGATGAGCAGTATATCGACGCCGTGCTGGCAAAAGTCAAAGAGCTATGGATGCGGAATCCCTGGTTTCGATTAGGCATGCTGCTGCACATTTTCTCCCACGATAAGACCAGTGGTCCTGTTGCCTACCTAGATGATTGTCATTTCTTCGATAACCCGGATGAGTACGAAAAGCTTAGTACCGACGGCAAAGGAGACCCAAAATGACTGAATTCGAAGGCGAAATTATGGACAATACACCAGCCATTCCCGACTCATCCACGATGCCAGCGACAACTCCCAGCATGATGCAGATGCGAACACCATACGTAGCGGCCATGCAGGTCATGAAGCCTCGCGACATGGCTCAGGTTGAACGTAACATTCTTAAGCAAGCTGCCATGCTTGGCGATCATGCTTTCTATTCTTGGGGCGCTGGCAAAGGCCGTGTAGAAGGCGGCACCATCGAGCTGGCCATGATGATGTTCAACGCGTATGGCAATCTAACGATTATTGCTGAGCCTGTTCAAGAGTCAGCTGAAGCCTGGATCTTTACCCATTACATCGTTGATTTAGAGTCGGGTACGAGTGCACCACGTCAATGGCGTGAAAGCAAACGTTCCAAGGTCGATGGTAACCTCGATCCTGAACGTAAGGATGCCATCCGCTTCAGCCGAGGTCAGTCGAAGAACATTCGCAATGTGATTCTCAATAAGATGCCGCGATGGCTAATCGAGAAAGCCATCGAGGAAGCCAAGCGCGGTGTCAGAGGGCGCTTAGAGCAGTATATCAAGAATAATGGATTAGCTGCTGCACAACAGTATATTCTGCAGCAGCTTAAACGTTATAACATTACAGAGGAGATGGTTCTTGAAAAGATGGGCCGGGCAGATGTTAAGGGACTTGATATTGATGATCTTATCCAGTTGTCTGCTGATTTTAGGGCTATTGATAGCGGCCAAGAGCATGTAGCGACTCTCTTTCCGATGAAAGAGAGTACATCGAAAATTGATTTAAAGGACAAACTCCGCAGCAGCCTATCCAAAGTGCAAGAAGCCGATATCATCGAAAAGAGAGATGTCGAAGCTGAGGCACTGAAAGGCTTATCCGTCTCGTTAGGTAAAGCGCCCTATACCTGGCTTGTCTCGGATGGCCTTCGAGAATATCTCGTTGAAGGCGACGACAATAAACGCTGTAGCTGCAAAGCCAAGAACCCCTGCCTGCATATCCTCGCCGTTGCTAAGTTCACGGCATAACACGAAAGCGGGCTATTCTGTTGAAAACAACATAAAGTAGCCCGCTTTTTTCCTACAGCTTTCGGATCGTGGAAGAAGGAGACTCAGATGGCTTCCTCATTTCATTTCATGAGCCCAGAAAAGTTCTATCTTCCAGAGACTAAGCATTATCTGTTAAGACAAGATGTCTCTGAATTTATTGCTGAAGATAAACACTGGATGTTTATCCTAGCACTGAGTGACACACATTTATATGAATTACTCAAAGAGTTTGTCTTCAACTATGAAGGCAGATCAATTCCTATGCTGATTCTTAATTCATTAACGATTCCATTGACCGTCGTATTTCTTCCCAAAGAACGTTTTAGTAAAGATGTCATTCAGGAATTTCTCCTGAGTTTGGAAACGAAGTATGATTCTTATGAAGAAGATGGAAAAGAAAGCTCGATAATCGTTTTAAGTGAGCGTCCAGGATTTGTTGATGGCCAAGGCCTACTCTTTCAATCATTTGGTCAGTGGATGCTGATCGATTCGCTGTTGAATTAGGTTCCCGCACCATGCCGACAAATAATCATGTTCCACCAGCTCTCATGAGCGCCGAGCGCAATGTGCTTGGCGCTCTCCTTCTTGAAGGTGAACTCTGTCATTATGTCATTGATATTCTTCCTCCGCATCATGGCACATGGTTTTACCATGCGGCTCACCAACTGATATTTCAAGCGATCCTCACGCTCTATGAACGTCATGAACCTATTGACTTGCATACTGTCTCCAATGTCCTTATTCAACGGGAACAATTGCAGAAAATTGGTGGCAGTCGATATCTTGCTGAACTCATGGAGTCGGTCGTCTCCACAGCCAATATCACATTTCACGCTAGGCTTATTCGAGAAAAAGCGATTTACCGCTCGCTCATCAACATTGCTTCATGTCTTTCTGATTCAGCTTACCGAGGAGACAATCTTCAGGACATCATCGGATCTACCTATGATGCCTTGATGCAGATCTCAGAACTCCAAAACTCTGCCGATTTTGTGACTATGGAGCAGGTCGTGCCACGCATCATTTCTGAGGCACAACGACCACGATCACAGATGCTTACCGGCCTCAATACAGGCTTTCCAGAACTGAATCGGCTGACGGGTGGTTTCCAGAATGCCGATCTGATTATTGTTGCCGCAAGACCAGGACAAGGAAAAACGTCTTTGGGCTTGCAGTTTGCCATAACGGCTGCTAGCACTCAGGATCATCCAGTGGTGATCTTTAGCCTCGAAATGAGCAAGGAACAGTTAGTCCAGCGCATGATTTGCGCAGAGGCACGGATCGATGCCTCACGATTCCGTCAAGGTCAACTTCAGCGTGCTGAGTGGGATCAGATTATGTCCATCAGCAGCGGCCTCCAATACTTACCGATTTTCATTGATGAGACGCCTGGCCTGACAACTGTTGACATGCGTGCGCGGCTTAGACGTATCCGAGCCCAGCACGGCCTTGCCTGCATTATCGTTGATTATCTGCAATTGATCTCTCCCAAGCGACATCGAGATAACCGGACCATGGAGGTATCCGAGATCAGTCGTGATCTGAAACTCATGGCCAAAGAATTTGACGTGCCAGTGATTGCCATGGCTCAGCTCAGCCGCGCTGTGGAAAGTCGGCAGCCACCGATTCCACAGCTCTCTGATTTACGTGACAGCGGTGCCATCGAAAATGATGCCGATGTTGTGTTATTTATTTACCGCGGCGATATTTATCAGCCCAATACTGATACAGGTGTCAAACTTATGCTTGCCAAACATCGTAATGGGCCAACTGGTGAAGTAAAATTAATCTTTCAGCATGATTACGCTCGTTTTGATAGCGTTGTTCGGGAGCCTTAGTTGCTTTTAGCCCGTTCAAATTTTCTTCTCTGAAACCACTGTGGCAATCATCCCACGGTACTGTTAAGCTTGTGTTAAAATCTCTTGTTCGACCATGTTCATAGCAAAACCACGTTGGGGGGCTAAAAAAATGGATGTGACAGAGCGCTTACGGCAGCTCGTCGAGTACGTCGCTCATTCTATTCTTGACGATGAGCATCCCTTAAAAGTACACGCTGTTAATGGTGCAGAAAACATCGTCCTTGAAGTCTCATGCAGCCCTGAAGATATTGGCTTACTCATCGGCAGAAATGGCCGCGTTATTGAGTCTATTCGCACCATTGTGCGTGCTGCTTGTCGTGGTGAGCCCATTCGTATCACGGTGGAAGTGTTAAATTCCCGCAATTGAGGATGGATCAGTGAAACAATTGGAATTAGCCTTCGTGGCTCCGCTCTGCCTCGTCATGGTTCTGGCTGGTGTCGGACTGTTGGCTGGTGCAAATGCACTGATAGTATTTAAAGCCATAGTCATAGGACTTCCCGTCACCGCCTATCTCTGTTTCGCCATTTTCACCACGATTTGGGCCATACGCATTGGTGAGATTGGTGTCAAGCAGGGCATGACCTTTCAGGCAAAGTTTTACTTTTACCATGGCGTCGCTGTCATTCTGACTGTCGTTCTCTCAGCCTCAGGAAGTTTTATTATCTTATTTGCCCTGCTGATGGGGAGACTGCTTCGTGCCATTTAATGATCTCCTTCAGGCTAATGGCGTTCGGTTGACGGAGACTTCCGCCTACCTGGCGGGACAAGATCCAGATTATGCAGACAATGCGCGTCATGGTTTTCGGCGTCTGAGCAAAGTGCAGAATGATCGTGACTTGCTGCCTATCGAGCAGCAGCGCATGATTGAAATTGCGCTCTTTCTCTATGACTCCAATCCTCTAGCGAAACGTCTCATCGATCTCGTCAATAGTTACGTGACAGGTGATGGCTTTACCTTTTCAGCGAAGCACCCCAAAGTCCTGGACGTCTTGACACGCTTCTGGGAAGATCCCGTCAATGATTGGCCGCTCAAACAGTTGGAGCGTTTCAAGATGTTGAGTTTGCTGGGTGAGGTGCTTTGGCCAGTGGCTGTGAGGCGAACTGACGGAAGGGTTCGCATGGGATATGTTGATCCCGCAAACATCGAGGAGATCATTCCCGATCCCTATAACCCAGAAATTGTGCGGACTGCTGTGATTCGCCAGGGATATACGGTGGATGGCGTGACAGATCTTCCTACACGTTATTCGCTAATTAATGTTGATGAGCGGCTAGAATCTCCGGCTTATGGAAAACTTAATTATTATCCAGAGCCATATGGGGCCTTTTACTTCGCAATTAATAAGCCCCCAAATGCCACGCGAGGACGTAGTGATCTCATTACGATCTTCGATTGGTTGGATCTCTACGATCAACTTCTTTTCGGTTCCAGTGAGCGAGCCACATATCTCACAGATTTTGTGTGGGACGTGACCATGAAAGGGGCTGATGAGGATACCTTACGAAAATGGTTTCGGGAAAATTCTATTCCACGTGGTGCCGCGATGCGCGTCCATAATGAAAACGTGACGTGGCAGGCCATCTCTCCGAATTTGAATACGATCGATATCGACATGATGGCTCGCCTGATCAAGCAGCATATTTTGACGGCACTGGGCATTCCCCCAACGTGGGTTTCAGATCCCGACGCCAACCGTAGTGTTGGTGTTACCATGGCCGGACCAGTCCTGAAATCGCTGTCGCATCGACAACGTTTTGCCAAGGCCATGTTGACAAAGATTCTGCAGTTTGTCATCGATCAGGCTGTACTTGCCGGAGCGCTACAACTTCCTCCAGAAGATCGACGTTTTGAAGTCCTAGCACCCTCTCTGACGCCATCTGACATGAGCGCCTTGACAAACACCATGCTTCGTCTTGTGCAGTCGGTCAAATTGGCCGAAGACCAGCGCTGGATCTCACATGAGACAGCAGCCAAGGTCTTCCTCAAAACCCTTTCTGAGCTTGGCGTCCAGATTGCCGTTGAAGATGAGCTATCGAAGATCATGGATTTGATCCGTCAGCGACTTCAGCAGGAAGCAGCCATGCAAGTTGAGTTGCAGCAACAACAAGCTGGTAATCAACAAATGCCTGAGACAGAGACATCCACGAGCGTTCAGCCTCCGCGTGTTGAAATACCAAGAGTCCCCAGAATGACTGGACCCCGTTTACCGAGATCCGCTACAGGGAGCGAGCTGCAATCGCCTGAAGAGCAACAAGCTAATCAGTTAGCGACTCAGGCTGCGACAGGTGAAATGACGACGAGAAAGGGCAATCCAGCGGGTTAATTGTTATGACTATTCGGGAACATTATCCAAATAATCAGGCTCATCCTCAATATCATCACCATTTGCGCTATGGCAAGAAACGCTCACCACATACGGCTGCCGG